CGCCTGACTGTGTGTACTTCGTCAAAGACATATCTCGCAACTGTGAGATAGTAGATTACAACAAGGCCTGGTGACATGCAACAGTACAGCAAAAGTGGTCCAAAAATACAAGCACCCGAAAACAAGGTTGTCATAGGAGACGACACAGCCAGTCTCAAGTCGCAGATACAAGAACAGAATCGCCTGATCGAAGAACTGCAAAAAGAAGTTCGCCGACTCAAACAAAAGTTGGATCGCCACGCTGATTATATCAACAGACAGAATCATGGATAAACTCAGCATACACAATGAGATGGCACAGTTTGATCTCAAGAATCGTGACTTCTATGACGAACTCACTGATGAAGAACGCAAGAAATTTTCTAACTATCTCATGATACGCTGGGGATCAGCAGTGCAAGGCAGCCGCGAACTGCAAGAATTTTATGTGATCGCTACCAACGAACGGTTGAACAAGCATTTTTTTACCGTGAATCGAGAACCCAAACTGCAATGGCTCATGGCCACCACTGTGAGTCCAGGCCTGGGCACACAGCGACATCAGTGGATCGCCCCCAAGAAAAAAGATGGTGCCAACAACGAAGTCCGCAAGACCTTGATGCAACTTTACCCGGCCATGAAGATGTCTGATATTGATACTCTGGCCGCTCTCACTGACCGAAAAGAATTGAAAGAGCACATGCGTGAGCTCGGCGATCAAGACTGAACCACAACACACTTGCCGTTACTGCGAGAAAACCTTCCGCAGGCCCGAAAGCCTGGCAGTGCATGTCTGCGAGCCCAAGCGCAGATACCAAGAACAACAGGAAGTCGGTGTGCAACTGGGACTACAGTGCTATCTCAAGTTCTATGAATCCACGCAGGGTTCGGCAAAGTTGAAGACCTTTGATGACTTTGCTCGCAGTCCCTATTATCGTGCATTCGTAAAATTTGGACGATACTGTGTAGACATCAAGGCCATAAATGTCGCCCGGTTCATTGACTGGCTGCTCAAGCACAACAAAAAAATTGATCACTGGTGCAGAGACTCTATCTATGGAGAATACATCACTGACTATGTTAGATCTGAATCTACTGCTGACGCCCTGGCTCGTGCCATAGAAGAAGCCATGACCTGGGCTGAAGAAACTGGCAATCCAGATCGAGATTATCTGCGCTATGGTAACACCAATCGGGTGTGCTACGCCATCACCACGGGTAAGATATCGCCATGGGTGTTGTACAACTGTGGATCTGGCATGACTCTGCTGGAGAATCTATCTCAAGAGCAGATCGCCATGATCTGGCCCATGATAGACAGTGATTTTTGGCAGCGGAAGTTCCGCGACTACAGGGCCGACGCCGAGTATGCCAGAGAAATATTGACCAAGGCAGGATGGTGATGAGCGCAGATATCGACATAGACTTGCCAGACCGAAGCCGTGTGCTGTCATTGATACAGCATGTGCCAGCCAGGCAAGGCGATCGCCGACACAATTCCGGAGTGTACATACAAAACATACCCAGAGATCCTGTGCTGGATTGTGCAGCCATAGACTATGAAACCGCAGAGCAACGCGGATATTTCAAGATCGATCTGTTGAATCTTGGGGTGTATCAATTGATCCAAGATCAAGCGCACTATGACCGCATGCTGGCCCAGGAGCCAGATTGGGCCAAACTGTGGCAAGATTCTGATTGGGCCAAGTCCTTGATACACGTGGGCAACTATACTGATCTGCTGTCGGCCATGCGCCCAGACAGCATACCTCGCATGGCTGCTTTTATATCGATAATACGTCCTGGCAAGGCACACCTGCAAGGGCACTCATGGGATCGTGTTTTTGAGTCAGTATGGGACGGTGACGACAGCCGAGGATATACATTCAAGAAAAGCCATGCAGTGAGCTATGCCCGACTGGTGGCCTTGCACATGAATCTAATCTACCCTGCGAACCAAAGTGATTGATTTCCGTTTACTTTTGCGCCGGCTGATCTCGCTGAGACTGCACACAGGGCCATGTATGATTTCGAGATCTTTGTTGCTGAATGTGCGTATATAATCGCGGAAAACGTCCCATTCATTACGCAGGAATATGTTGATAGGAATGCTGTGATTGCTTTCCCACCACCAGGTGCTGCCAAGGTCCAAGAAACGGCGTTTTAGCACAGGATCATGGATGTCACCAAAATCATATAGACTGGTGATATCAGCATCGCGATTTTGTATGATGCCCACATATTCGTTGCCCGCATGGATGCACAAGGTGATGAAAGGGTACTTCTGGCTTAGTGTCACGAACAAGTTTTCACCCATAAATATCTGCGGAGATTTCCTATGTATTCAACCACTGCCTATTTATATCAGCAGATACAGCAAGTTTTATTGATCGACATATCGGGTGTGGGTGCGACGTTTGACCGGAGGTGGAATCCTGTGTACGCAAAAAGTTTAAAATTAAATCTTGGAGTAGACAACGTGATCCTATTCCAGTTCCTTAATCAGGATCAGAAACCAGTGAATATCACTGGCGCTACTTTCACGTTTCGCATCATCAGCCAAGACGGTGAAGACTTGCTGTACAGCAAAGAACTGGTCAGCCTGAACAATGCCACTGGCCGAGCCAAGGTCACGATCACCCAAGCAGAGACTGACAATCTACAGGCACAACCAGCATCCTGGAGCATAGAGATCACCTCAGGCGTGCTTAATCAAGCTGTGTTCACTGATGATTACTCTGGAGCACGCGGAGACATTGACATCGTGGACTCTGTGTTTCCTGCTTTCGTGGCCAGTTCGGCCTTGACTGTGCCCTCCCAGGCTCCAGACAGCAGTGTTTACTATACCAGCACTATCACCACCAATGGTACCAGGTTGACCACGTTCCAGTTTGATACCGTGGACTATACTGGTGAAATCAGTGTGCAAGGCAGCGTGGATGCCACGGCACAGACCGTGATGTGGTATGATATCAACTTCCAAGATCTTGAAACCAGTAACACAGTATCTCATTTAGATTTTGTCACCAGTACCGCACGTCGTGCTATCAATGTGCAAGGATTCCATCCTTATTTGAGATTAGCATTACAGGTCAGCGACGGCAACGTAGCAGCCATAACTTATAGATGAAGTTTAATAAAATCGTAGGATTTGGAGATTCTTTCATGTGGGGCGACGAGTTATTGGACCCTGCTTTGATCGATCACCCCCACGCACATCCTGTGTTAGTAGAGAACACTGTGTACAGAGAATCTCAATGTTTTCTGGGGCAGTTGGGTCGGCATTATGGCGTGCCCACAGAGAATTTTGGTTTGCCCGGAGGTAGTTTACAAAGCACTATCTGGACCTATCTGTGGTGGGTCGAACACGAATCTGTGCCTTTGGATCAGTGTTTGGTTTTGGTCGCTCTTACTGATGCCAACCGCCACAGTTTTTATGAGGTAGATCATGTGTGCTACGCCAACGATCCCCCATGGAACCGTTTCGTTCACAGCGCATGGGTACATAGTGGCAAGGCCACCATTCAGCAAGCATGGGAGGACATGGTTAAAAAACACATGGCACTGACCGATTGCCCAGAATCTCATGATTTAAATTACAGGCAGGCTGTGTTGTTTTTTCATGGACAAAGAGAAAATCATCGCGGATTGTTACAATTTAATACTCTGCAACCCGTGACCGTGATCAATAAATCCACTGTGTTATGGCCAGACCAATGTCTGCAAACCCAGTTCAAATATCTACCGCATCGACAACATCTGTTGGCACCCATGGGCCATCCAAACATCCAGGGTCATGAATGGATAGCATCAAGGTTGATTCCTGAAATAGATCGTGTTACAATGATTGAGTGATTGACATACTCCCTTATCTTCCAACCAAACGCAAGAGTACCGCGTCGGGATGGATATCATTCAATGCACCTTGTTGTGTTCACAACGGCGAATCTTCGGACCGCCGGCAACGTGGTGGGATCAAAGTCAATGATCAGGGCTGGAGTTTCCACTGTTTCAACTGTGGATTCACGGCCAGTTTTATCCAGGGCCGCAACTTGTCTTTCAAGGCCCGCAGATTTTTGCAATGGCTGAATGTACCCAAGGAAGAGATCGAGCGTGTCAATCTTGAAAGCCTGCGACATCGCAGTGTGCAAGGTATCCTGGACGATCGGCAGAGGACTGCCAATACGGTACAAGGCATTGAATTTGAAGACCGAGAACTGCCCGATACCTTTGCACTGATAGATCAGCACATGCCAGTGCATTGGCAATACCTCAGAGATCGCTGTGTGCCGGAGAACTACCCCACGGGCATGATACATGGTCAGCCCGATGACAAGTTCAGCCGTCGGCAGGGTGTGATCATACCATTTACCTATGACGGGCGCATAGTAGGACATACCCAGAGATTCTTTGATGATCATAATCCACGATATATCCATGACATGCAACCAGGCTATGTGTTTGGTACAGATCTACAAGGCCCCAATTGGAAACATGCGATCGTTGTCGAGGGCGTGTTTGACGCACTCAGCATCGCAGGGTTGGCTGTGTTGCATGCTGAAATCAACGATGCACAGGCCAGATTGATACGCAGCTTGGATCGCGAAGTCACTGTGGTTCCAGATCAGGACGAAGCCGGCATGAAACTGGTTGATCGTGCCGTAGAACTGGGCTGGGCAGTGAGCATGCCTGAGTGGCCATCGAACATCAAAGATGTCAATGATGCAGTAAAGTGCTTTGGCCAATTGGTGACCTTGATACATATATTCCAAGCCAGAGAAACCAGTAAAATCAAGATAGAACTAAGGAAGAAGCAACTTGTTAAAAGACTACGGAATTGATGTCCAACGACTGTTCCTGGAGATGATGTTGCAGGATGCACAGAGTTACATCCGTGTGCAGAACATCTACAATCCAGAAAACTTTGATCGCAGCCTGCGTCCAGCAGCCGAGTTCATAAAAGAACACTGCGACAAGCACAAGACCATGCCGGACCGTGCGCAGGTGTCGGCTACCACATCCACTCGTCTGGAACACATCCCTGATCTCACTGAAGGACACTTTGACTGGTTCTTGGAAGAGTTTGAAGGATTCACACGCAGGCAAGAACTGGAACGTGCGATCTTGAAATCAGCGGACTTGCTGGAAAAAGGCAACTTTGATCCTGTGGAAAAACTGATCAAGGATGCAGTGCAGATATCCTTGACCAAGGACATGGGCACAGATTACTTTGATGATCCGCGTGCGAGATTGATGGCCTTGAAAAACAACAACGGCCAGAACAGCACAGGTTGGCCTGCCTTGGACAAGCTGTTGTATGGCGGATTCAATCGCGGCGAACTGCAGATCTTTGCGGGTGGATCGGG